TGTGAGTACCGTTTCGCCCCAGCCGATCCCGATGGTGTCAAAGTCGCGGATTTCGTTGTTGCGGATACGGATGCCCTGCGCGATACGGTCCGCGTTGCTGACTCCGGTGTTTTTGGACAGGTAGACGCCCCAGCGTCCGGCTTCGAGGATGTTGCCTTCCACCACAACAGACTGCAAGGGCAGTGCGAGGCGCACACCGCAACCGCGCAGGTGGTCGTCAGCCACGGCGTAGTCTTTCCAGCCGTTTTTGCTGTAGCCCGTCCCGAAGCCCCAGTCGGAGTATTTGGCAACGACGGGGAGGGTGCGCTTGCAAATGTTGCCGGTCACGAGGACGCCGTGCGGCATGCGCAGCGGGCCAACGTTGCCGGCGACGGTCGCCTGGCTGTAGTTGTAACTGTACGGCGCTACGGCGGTTCCGGTGGCGGGGTTGATTTGTCCGGGGACAGCGGCGAGTCCACCCGTCTGCGGCGTCACGCTCTCGACCAGTATGTAGGTGCGGAGGTTCACGGTTCCCACGGCGCCGTCGATGCTCCACTGGCGGTCAATCACGTCTCGGATGACGTTGCCTTGGATGATGTTGGAGTGCCCGGTGCCGACGTTAGCAAGCCCAGCGTTCAGCACACTGAGGTAGATGCCGAGGCCCATAGTGCGTTCGAGCGTGTTGTGGGCGATGATGACGCCCTTGGGCATCTGGGTGCGGATTGCCCCGGTGTCTACAAGGTGGTTGCCAGTGACGATGACCCCGGAGTGGATGGGGTCAACGCTGGTGGTGGATTCCTTGCTGATCGAAATGCAGTCATCGTCGTTGTGGGCGAACTTGTTGTCCGTGATCGACACATGGGGTGTTGCCCAGACAGCGCAGAAGTCGCGGACGCCGTTCTCGAACCGGGAGTCATCGACTGTTACGTCGTCGCAGTTGTTGATGTTCAGCGTGAAGGAGCGGGAGTTCTTGAAGTGGCAGCGCAGGATACGGAGCGTCCTGATGAACTTCAGGGTGATGAAGCCATTGCCGGAGACTTCTGATTTGAACTCTTCCCAGCGGCCTTCAAAGCGCATGTCAGTGATCGTTACGTTGTCGATCCACGCGCCTGTCGTGCGGTAGAGGATCGCGTTTCCGGTGCTGTTTCCGGGCGGAATCCTCCAAACGCTCGCCGAGCCGGCGCCGCGAAGACTCAAGTTTCCTACCGGCGTTACCGTGCTGGCAAGGTTGTAGGTTCCGGGCGGGGAGTAGACCACGGCTCCGAACGGCGCAGCCGCGTTGATCGCGTCCTGAATCTTTGCCGTGTCGTCGGTTACACCATCACCTTTCGCGCCGTAATCCTTGACGTTTAGCGCGAGTTCGCCCTTGGAGATTTTGCCACTGAGGCCCGCGTCAATGGCAGTCCGCGTAGCCGTTCCAGGAGTCGTTACAGCGTTGGCGATTGCAGCGTCCGTGGGGACAGTATTAGGCCCGGCAGGCCCCTGCACGACAATGGTGCCCGGGCTGGAGTCCACCGGAGCCAGCAGGGTCAGGTTGTTTTCCACACCCTCGGTCACGTAAATCGGGAAGGATTCGAGGTTAATGGTGTAGCCGGTGGCGGCATCGCGGAGCTCGAACTCGACCAACCAAGTGAAGTCCTTGGGGTTGAACAGGTTGGAGCTGCTGGCCGGAACCTCAATACCGATTTCCGACTGCCCCTGCGGCACCAGCTGGCCAGCACTGTTGAACTCGCCCAGGAACACCATCGGCACAACGGTGGCCTTCTTGGTGGGCATGCGCAGTGGCTTCTTGGCCTGACAGGTCAGCTTGACGATGCCGGTAACGACTGTGAGTTCGGGGTCGGTGTCAGCATCCACGTTGTCTGCGTTGACAAAGTAATACTGCCCGGTGACAAGGCCGGTGGGGATTTCGGCTGGTAGAACAGCCATTCAGGACTCCTAAATTTGAGGTCTTATGGGGAAAGGCCCCCGGGAAAAATTCGCCGGGGGCCTTTCGTATTGCAGCTTTCGCCCGGGTTACGGAACGATGTACTGGGACGGTGCAGCGGTAGCTTCCGTACCCTTCGAGGCAAAGAGCGCCTGACCGTTCAGGAACGCGCCGGAGACTACGTGGCGGACGCGGTACTGGATGTCGTCGTTCAGGAGCGAGCCCTCCAGACCCGGTACAGCACCTCCACCGAGGTAGTTGCCGCCGTTGTTGGAGATGCGCAGGTCGGGCTTTTCCTGGTTCTGCAGGAAGGCCACGGCCAGCGACGGGCGGGTGCCATCGAAGCCCTTGTCCGGGACGAGATACCAAGTGGTAGCCGCGTTGCCGGAGGTGTCGATGCGGTCCAGCCAATCCGAGGTGGTCAGGGCCACGTCGGAGTTGGTGGTGCCAGCCTTGATTTCGCTGGTGTTGTTGGCGTTGCGGATCGTCAGTTCCTTGACGGAGAGCAGGTACTCGGCCTGATCCTTCATGGAGGTCGGAACGATAAGCCGGAACTTCGGAACCGTGACCAGCCGGCCATTCACGCGACGGGCGCGGATAGCCTTCTTGGCCAGCGCCAGGGAGTCAAGGCTGAGCTTGTACTCCTTGTCGAACAGGCTGCCGGTGTTCAGGTTGCCGTTGCCGGCCTTGAAGGTGGCGGCGTTCGGGCCAGTTGCCGAGGCGAGGATGCCGTAGGCCTCGGTGTCCTCGGTGTTGGACGCGAAGCGGATCAGCTCGCCGGGCACACTGCGGATGGTGTCCCACTCGTCGTTGATGACCATTTCCCAGCCGAAGCCGAAGCGGGCACCCTTCTTCTGCAGCATGACGCCATTGGCGCTCGTGGTGAAGCCGAAGGTCGGGTACTCGGTGCCTTCCGGGACGTTCGGCAGGGACTCGGGCAGAGTCTTGAAGCCGCCGTTTTCCGCGAGGTTGGTGTCAGCGTCCCAAGTGATTTCCCGGATGAACTGGGGCTTGAAGTCGTTGAAGACCTTGCGCTGGGCGAAGTCGGTCCACGTCGGCGTCCGGGCCGCGTACTGCGCCTGGAGGGTCTGGCGGGTGCCGATGGCAAATGCTGCGGCGAGGTCGGAGCTGGAGATGGATTCCGTGATGTACGCGGAGCCATCCACCAGAGCCTTGACTCGGCCCTGAGCGGCGCGGTTGCCTTCGAGGGCTTCCCCGAAGACCTTGCCCGCTTCCTGGATGTTCTTGATAGCCATGTCAGCCTTCCTTATGCCACGTCTGCGGCTACGCCGTTGTTGAGAATCTTGACCAGAACCGGGCCAGCCGGAGCGGTCTTGACGCGGAGGGCCGCACCGAACAGCTTGGTGCCAGCGGCCTTCGTGGTCGTGAGGGTGTTGTCAGCCTTGATGTAGACCTCGCCGCCGACAGTCGTAGCGCCCGTGACGGTCAGCATGCCGGCGCCCTTCAGCGCGACAGATGCGAAGCCGGGAGCGTTGCCGATGCCACCAGAGGGCTGGGTCAGAGTGACGCCAGCGCCCAGAGCGATGGTGACGGTAGCGCCGCCTTCATCGGTGACGGCTACGGCGTTGAGGATTCCGACGCGGAGGGGGCTGCCCGCTCGCGTCCCGGAGGGGACCGGAAGGGAAATGTAATCCGCTTCCTTGAAGACAAAGTTCTTTGCCATTTGCTTTTAGCCTTTCGTAACCGTACCTATTTACAATTGTACGGTATGGGGAATTTTTACAGAGTGAGTAAATCGTGGGCGGAATAAGCGCCTGATGAATCACTTCTAGAAGCGCCTATCCGCCATGTTGCAATACCCCGAAAGGCCACCTGCAACGGGCGAGATAAGATCACCTCCCAGTTAGGACAGCTTCCCGAAAATGGACTCGCCAATGCCGGCGCCGGATTCATCCAGCTGCGTTTCCTCGGAGCCGTTGGCGCGGAAGCTGGTGCCAGCTTCTTCGAGGATGGACTTGGCGTAGTCCTTCTCGGCGGTGATCGCCTCGTCCAGGGCCTTGCCACCCTTGACGGCATCGAGCACACGGGCCTGACCGGCAGCAGCGAGCCCGGACTCGGCCAGCTTGGCTGCGACAGCCAGCGGGTCAACCTCGGCAGGCTTCTCGGCTTCGGCCAGCGCGTCAGCCTTGGCCTTGTCTTCCTTGTCGGCTCGCTCTACGAGCGACTTGACTGCATCTGCGTTCTGCTTGGCGGTCTCAACGAGAGCGTCCAGAGCCGCTTCCAACTTCGGGTCCATTACGGATTCCTTTTCTTCTAGGGACTCTGCGCCACTCTCGGACGCAGAAACTTCGCGGGCTGATTCCAGCAATTTGTCGAAGCCACCACCGGCACCAGCCGTGGTGACGACATCGACGGAGGTGACGGAGGTGAAGGCCTTCAGCACGGGGCCATCAGCGGTTTCCTCAACGTCGCCTGCGGCGCGGATCGACATTCCGATGACGCCGGCCTCGGCCATTTCCTTGATGTCCTGCTGGTGCTTGGTGAAGAACCGGGCATTTGCATAAAGGTCGTGACCATCAAATTCAGAGTCGGATTCAAAGACGCCGATAATGTCTTTGTAGGATCGCTCGGGGCGGCTCCACTTTTCATCGGACGTGGGGTGGTCGCCGTAAATGCGGGTGCCCTTTGCAAACAGGTGAGCACCGGCCTCGACAACCTCTTTGGGGTAATAGGCAGAACTGCCCCGCTTGTTTCCCTCGATGACCTTGACGCGCCAAACAGCACCCGTCAGTGTGTCCGGGGAAATCTTGCTGGCTTCAAATAGCTGTTTGGACATGCAAATCTCCGTTCGTCTAAATCAATATTACCAGCTACCCATTTAGACGAACGGAGAAAAATACAGGCCTACAGACCCTTTAGCCCTTTGCACCATTCCGTGCCGCATTGGCCGCGTCCTTGCGGTACGAATTGTCGCCGTAGGATTTCGCCGTGGAATCTGCCTTCTTCGGCCCCTTGCCACCAGCCGGGAGGGCCTTGGGGCCGGGAGCCCCGGGTGCGCCGGCAACAGGCGGGTTCGCCTTGGCCAGCTTCTCGGCCTGCGCAGCTGCCTTGTCGGCAGCCTCGGCAGCCATCGTGGCCTGGAGGATCAGGTTGCCCAGCTCCTCCTTGGACGGCACCTTCTCCGGGTCGAGGTCTTGCAGGTCGAGGACGTGGACGATGAGCGCCCGCATCTCCTTATCCGAGAACAGGTTCAGCGGGAGCAGTGAGACGAGGGACTGAATCTGGCGGTAGACGGCTTCCTGCTCGATCTTCTCGAAGGAGACCTTCACGTCCATGCCGAGGTAAGCGAAGATCGCCTCATAGAACATCTTGTGCTCGGCCTGCCGCGCCTTCATGACCTTCTCGTTGGAGCCCGAAAGGGTCTCGGCGGAAGCACGGTTGGCGTTGCCGGCGTCGGCAGTCAGCTCATTCAGGGGCACGCTGAGGCCAGCGGCGACGTAGCCGGCCAGCGGGAGGCCTGCCTCGAAGTCCACACTTCCACCAGTGCGGCCCACCGAGGAGATGGTGGTGCCCTGCCCGGTCACAGCCGTGGCGCCGACACCCTGCGGCTGTCCTGTCATCGGGTCCAGGCTCGGTGCCGTGCCCACCTTGGTCGAGGCGGCGCGTGCGTTGGCCGCAGTCGGAGCCGCCACCTTCCACGCGAAGCGGGAGTACGCCTTGACCAGCGTGGCCTGCGACTCCAGGAACTCCTTGTGTGCCTTGGCCCAGAACATCACAGGCAGGATGTCAGGGACGCCCCACTTCCAGCCGCTCTGCTTGTTGACGCTGTGCGCAGCGATGCGGGAGTCCCAGTTGACCCTCTTGCCCTTGAACTGGGTGGGCTTGCCGTTGGTCTCGTCGTAGTCGATGGCCGGGTAGTATTCGACGTTCGGCGTCACCGTCTCCTGCTCGGTGGCCGCGTTGGTCACCACGGTGTTCCACTCGCGCTTGTAGAACCAGATGTCCTCGGCGTTTTCAGGGTCCGAGACGGCTCCGGTGATCTGCCACATGGGCACACGGGTGAGGCGGTCCGCCTTGGAGCGTGCGGACTTCTTGGTGACCATCAGGAAGAAGTTGCCGTCCGTGGCGAGGCAGGACTCCATCTCCATCTGGGCCTTCTCGGAGAACAGGTACTTCTTGTTGCCGGCGTGCTTGGCGAACTCCGAGGTCTCGTCCAGCCCGTCCAGCTTGATGCCGTTGCCCCAGATGTAGGCCGTGCGGACGGCGATGCCGCGCTTGATGAGCGGGTTGATGACCGCGAGAGCCCGGGTGACCTTGGTCTGGTCCTTGATGGTCTGCAGGGGCAGTTCGCGCATGTCGCCGTACTCGCCGCCGAGCGGGCTCCAGCCGATGTTGTCCAGCGCGAGGGTAACGTCCGCCAGGGACTCCTTCAGCTCCAGAACGGTCTCGGCCAGCCCCGCGTTCGCCTTCTCGACCTCCAGAAGTTGTGCCATCTGAGTGCCAGCGTGCGGCGAAAACTTGGCCTTGGTGGCACTTTTCCTGGACATGAAACTCCCTAAAGGTCTGCGGCAGAATCGAACGGCCTGCACCAAGTTTATCAAATGGTGCTTTCCAGAGGATTTCTACAGACCTACAGATCAATAGGGAGAAATAACCGACTCCATGGCGAAAAGAAACTCCTCCGGGTCGGTCTCAAAAGCATCGCCCGGCTTCAATTTGCTTACCGGGTCCGTGGGATCAATAGTCAATTCCATGGCCGCGTACATTGCCGCGTCGGCGAAGTCAGGGGACTTTCCGGTCTTTAGCCGGATTTCCTCTTTCGACGCCACCTGAAGTGAATTGCGCGTGTTCTTGAAGTGGTACTCCAGATCGCCCAATTCCTCGATCAGCTCGGTGTCGTCCTCGTCAATATCAATTTCGCCGTTGAGCATGCGCTCGCGCACCCGGTCGTACATTTCTGCGCGGGCGTTGATCCATTTGTCGATGTCGGTGGAGGCCGCGTTACCGATGATGCCGATGGTCTCGAAGCGCCCCTCGGACTTGGCTGCCACTTGGTCATAGACGCCGGCACCGAGGCCCACGCCGTCGATCCTGACCTCGTTGCAGTCGTTGTCATGCGCGAGCTTCACGATGCGGTGCGCTGTCTCCACCGTGGTGGTCTTGCTCCACTTGTCGAGGATGCGGACCTGACCGTCGTGGTAGATGTAGATGACCGTGAAGTCCTCACCCATGCGGGCGATGTCGCACCCGAGGCGGGGCTTGGTGTCCTGCTTGATGGCCAGCTCGGTCATCTTGCCGATGGCGAGGGTGCCCTCGGGGAACAGCGCGTTGGTGCCGTCCATCGAGAACTCACCGAGGGCCTTGGACAGGAAGCGCGGGGAGGTCTCGCCCCACTTCTTCTTGTGGGTCTCGATCCACTCATGCGTCACCAGACCGCCCTTGGCCTCCTCCGGGAAGTCCTCGCCCGTGATGTTGGGGGAGTCATAGGAGTTGATGGTGATTTTGTGCCAGGAGTCATCGTTGGACTTCCAGATGGCGCCGAACGGGGTGTTGATGTCGTCCGGGTTGCCGATGGCCAGCGCCATGTCGTGCTTACCCGTGGTGATGGCCGCGACAGCGGTGAAGATGGTCTCGGGGATACCGCAGGACTCATCGAGCACGGCGAGGACACCGTTGGAACGGTGGATACCCTGGAAGGCGTGCTCGTTGGTGTTCGAGGGCTTGCGGCCAAAGGCCCTGAGCACACGGAGCTCGGACTTCCACTCGTTATCGAGGGAGATGTCGCCAAAGAGCTTGCCCTCCAGCTTGTGGTCGCGCAGGTACTCCCAGATGATGCCCAGCTGCGGCTGGGTGGGAGCCGTGGTCACGGCCACGGATTTGAGGTCACGCCGGGTGTCCACCCACCACGCGACAATCAGGGATGCCACAAACGACTTGCCGACACCGTGCCCGGACTTCACCGCCACACGCTTGTACTTCAGCAGAGCCTCGCAAATCTCGATCTGCTTCTTCCACAGCGTATAGCCGAGCTTGTCCTTCACCCACAGGGCGATGTCAGTCTTGTAGCGTTCGTTGAGAGCGGCCTGCTCCAGCTCGGCGCTGGCAGCCCTCATGGCATCGAGAATACTCACTTGTCAGCGAGCTCCTGCTCCAGACGGAACATGATGGTGGCGAAGCTCGCGGGGTCCTCGTACTGCGCCCACATGGCCCGGAGCAGGTTGATGATGACCGTGAAGTAGGAGCCCTCCATCGAGTGCAGGCGCGTGCGGATCGCGGCCCAGTCCGGCTCGGCGCCGTCGCCGGCATAGAAGATGTCCAGGATGTCGGTAACGTCCTTGGTGAAAATGCCGTCTGTTGCGCTCATTCTTCGACTCCTGACAGTGCGCGTTGCGCCTCGGTGGTGAATACGGTGGTGAGGTCCCCGAGGATTTCTCCCCGGATGGCTTTGATGGTCTTGTGGTTCTCGAAGGCAGCCTCGATGTGTGCCTGCACCCCTGTGGCCATAGCGAAGACGGCCTGGAGGATGAGCGCGGTCTGCGCCTGCGTGATCTGGATGAGCCTGTCGTCGGCCTGCTTCTGCATGTCCTTGTTGATGCCCTGCAGTGCGGCCACCTCTTTGAGGAGCTTGATGACCAGCTCGTAGTCCTCGGCCTTGTCGGCGTACCTCAGCCGGTCGTTGACCTTGACCAGCAGGTTCTCCAGTCGGAGCAGCTGGATGACAGCCTCCTCCTCGGGAGTGGCCGTCGTGCGGGAGTTCAGGTACTCACGCCACGTCACAATGATTTCGTCGGGCTCGACGCCGATCTTCTCCGAGATTTCTTCCCAGGAGTAGCCCTTGACTTTGAGTTTGACCACCTGCGAGGTCAGGGCGTCCATTGTGTTGTTTGCGTCATCCATGTCTGTAGTTTAGTACAGCTTGAATTTGTCATACCAAAGTAAAGGCCCCAAGGTCGCGGAAACCTTGGGGCCTTGTCTGGGTGGAAGGTTCCAGACGGTCTTACTCATGGAGGGTTATGGGAACCCGTGGGGCGAGGCGGGAGTCGAACCCGCATCTCTTGGCTTGTAGGCCGCGACGACTTACCAATTTGTCGCACTCGCCCCTGTGGCAATTATTTTCAGGAACTCACTCGTCAGTTTCGCACGCTCATTTGTGCAACCTGTCAGCATTGCCACTTCGCTGAAGCGTGGGACCGGCTGGGCTCGAACCAGCAACCATGATCGGATGTCCATTGCTCTGCCTTTGAGCTACGGTCCCTCATCCCCTGCAGCCGGCCCACGGGTTCTCCGGCATCATCTTCGGGGACTTTCCCCGGATTCCTTTTGATCGGTCATCCGGGTACAAATTGTGGCTGATTTTTCACAATCAGCCAATTCTCGTTTACCAGCCCGGGTTGCACATTAGGCTGCCTCCTCATCGACGGTGAGCCAGCGGACCAGCACTTCTGCCGCCTCCTGGATCGCCTGCTCCCTGCTCGCCATGCTTGCTCCTTGTGTGTCTGTGTGTTCGTAAAAGGAATCTACAGCATGAAAAAACATAGGGCAACCCCTGAATGGAAAATCGGTAGAATCCGGTCATGAGCAAGCCCCGAGCCGCACTGTACCTGCGCCAGTCCACCTTCAAAGAGGAGTCCATCTCGCTGGAGCTGCAGGAACGTGCCTGCCGCGACTACGCAGTGGGGCAGGGCTATGAGGTGGTGGCAGTCGAGTCGGACCCCGGCATCTCCGGCAGGACGTGGAAGCGCCCCGGCATCGCCAAGGTCATGGAGCTCGTGGAGTCCCGCGAGGCCGAGGTCATCATCCTGTGGAAGTGGAGCCGGCTCTCGCGCTCGCGTCTGGACTGGGCCGTGGCCGCAGACAAGGTGGAGACCTTCGGAGGCCGGATCGAGAGCGCCACCGAGCAGGTTGATGTCTCCACCTCCACCGGACGCCTCGCCCGGGGCATGCTGACCGAGTTCGCCGCGTTCGAGTCGGAGCGGATCGGCGACACCTGGAAGGAGACCCACGCGAGGCGGATCAGGAACGGTCTGCCGCACCACGGGCTCCCGCGCTTCGGATACAGCTACACCAAGCAGGGCGGATATGCCCCTGACGAGACCGCTGGCCCTGTCCTGCGCGAGTTGTATCTCAGATTCGCTGCCGGGTCCACGCTCCGGGAACTGGGCGCTTACGCGGCCTCTGAGGGCTTCGAGCCTGAAACCGGCTGGCGTGAGGGCACACTGCGCAGGATGCTGGATCGCGGTTTCGGGGCCGGATACGTCTGGAGCAAGGGCGAGCACGTCAAGGGAGCCCACGAGGCGGTCATCTCCGAGGCCGAATGGCTCCAGTACCGCGCCCGGAGGGACGCCAGAAGCCCCAGAAACCGCGCCGAGGCCTCCGACTACGCCTATTCCGGGCTCGTCCGCTGTCCCTGCGGGGGTCGGATGGCCGGCGCGTGCATCAAGCGCAACGGCGTGAGCTACCAGCGGTACATCTGCATCATCGGCCAACAAAAGGGCACCCACAAGGCCTCCACGGTCTCGGATCGGTACGTGGAGGAGGCTGTTTTAGCATGGTTGAGCCAGATCGCGGCGGAAGTAGATGCAAAAGCATCTATGTTGGAGCCCCGGCACGACACCAACATGGGCCGCAAGATATCCCAGTTTCAGGCCGAATTGAGCAAGAACGGGCTCCGTATTGAGGGTTTGACCCTCAAATACCTAGACGGGGAGGTCTCCACGGAGGTCTACAGCCGTCTGAAGGTCAAGCTGGAGGGCGAAAAGGGGGCTCTGGAGGCCCGGTTGAGGTTGGTGCAGGCCAATTCGGGTGTCAAGCCGGCCAAAATAGTGCCCCAGCTGCTCGAAAACTGGCCCCAGCTGCCTGCCAGGGGCAAGCGGGAGATTCTGAGCCGGCTGGTCTCCCACATCCAGCTCCACGAGCGCGAAAACGGTGCTGTGACGGGCAAACGGCGCCTCACGGTGCATGCGGTGTGGGAGTAGTTAGTATGAGCGCCTATGTGGACATACGTGCGCTCGAACTAACTACTGTTTTGGATACGCAAAAGGCCCCCGCTAAACAGATTTCAGGTCTGTCACGGGGGCCTTACGATTTTGGCGCCCTCGGGCACCGCATATCCAGTCTACGGCAAACAGAAGGCCCCCAGCTGCATGCAGGGGGCCTCCGCTTTAACTAAGAGGGCTACCGGACCTCTCCAATAGCTTGCTCTAAGCCTATCATTCAGGTTCCAGAAGATGCTCCGGCACGATCCCGGTCTCCCCCGAACGGTCCACGGTGACGTAGTAGATCGGCGTCGTGCTCACGGGCACACTGGTGATGGTCCCTACATCGCCCTTCTCAGCGACGGTGTAGGGCTCCAGTGCTCGGACCCTCTCACCCTGACCGTATTTCAGCTCGTCAGGGTAGAGGAATCGCTTGCCAGACTTATGCAGCAGCGGCGGGCGGTTCATGGCCCAAGTCTATCCACGCCTGCTCGCGAAGGTAAGCCTTTTGGTCCTCCGAGAACGTCTGGTATCCCACGATTGGATGGTCCCACTTTGGGTTATTCGCCCTGCCGCGAGCATTCACCTGCGCCTCAACCATCTCGGTGTCATCCAGGTTCTCCAGGTCCTTGATGGTCAGGGCCTTGGCAGCTGCCTCGCCGATCATGGTCAGGAAGGCGTTTGAGTAGCCCCGGGTCAGCCCCTTGGGCATCGAGGGTGCCTTGGCGGGCTCGTCATCACCGTCGCCACCGGCCTGACTGATGAGCATTTCCACGTAATCACTCATTGCACTGTTTCCTTCTGCTTGATGGGGACGAGTCTGGTTTTGACCCGGCCTGTGCGGTAGCGCCAGTTCCGGGTGTAGGTGGTCTTGGCCTGCTGGCAGCCGGCGCACTGTTCTTCGCCGTTGCGCTGGTGCTGGTTCCAGCCTGCCGTGGAGTTGCAGACCTCCCGGATGACTGGGTTCTTCTTGGTCATTGGGGCTTGGTCCCGTCCCGCAGGTACTCCTCGAACACTCCTGCCGCCTTGATGACTGTCTGGGCTGAGGTGGCCTCGCCGCGCTCCGTGAGTGCCCACGCGCAGGCTGCCTCCAGCGCGGCCTTGCGGAGCTGGAACTGCGTGTGATCGGGGATCACCATGAGCGGCGTCTGCGCGTTCTCCGGGCTCCTCATGGATTCAGCCAACTTCTCGGCGGCTACCCTGGGAGACCCTGCGATGAGGTCAGCATCGGAAACCTTGCGCGGCTGGGGCTCCTTGAACGGGCTCATTCTGCTGCTCCTTTGAGGTAGGGGTTGGTGAGAGGCAGTGATTCATCGCGGGCGCGTCGGGTTTCGTAGGCATCTGCCCCTTCCTGCCACGCCTCGGCCATGAGCTGGTTGATGGTGGGGAGCAGAACCCCCTTGTTGGCAGTCATGGCATCGAGGACTCTGACGGTGTGATCGGTGAGGCTGAGTTCGAGCTTGACCTTCACGTCAACCTTCTTGGGCATCTCGGCCATCAGAACTTCTTCCCGTGCAGGCGTTCGCGGGTGGCGTTGTACTTCAGCTTCTCGATGATGATGTCCGCCAGGGAGAAGCCCTCGGTGTAGGCGAAGTCGAAGCAGCGGATCACGGCGTCCGCAATCTCACTGGGCACACCCTCGGGCTTGTGCTGGACCGGGCCATTGGTGCCTGGGTCTGCTGCCTGCGTCGGGTAGTAGGTCTGGTCGGCGGCGTGGCCGGAGCGGATTTCGTCGTGGGCCTCCACCACCTCGGAGACGATCAGGAGGAGCTTGTTGCCCTGCCAGTTGGCGAGGTCGCGCTTCCAGTCCTCCGAGTTGCGGCCTCCGTGGTAATCGCAAGGGTTGGGCCTGTCATCGTGGAAGCCCTTGGAGGCTGCGGTCGAGCCACAGAGCTCCTGGAGTTCTTCGAGGCCGTGCATGATGAAGTTGACGGTTTCGGGGTTGGCGGTGCTCATGATGCGTCTGCCTTGTCTGCGGCGAGGGCCGCGTAGAGCTCGTAGTCGGAGGGTGTGCTGGCGAACAGCTGTACGGGGAGGGTCAGGGCCTTCAGGATGTTCTCCTGGTCCTGCACCACCTCCAGCAGGTACTCGCGGTCCCGGATGGACTGGTCCGAGTAGCCTTCTGCGAAATCGTCCTTGTCTGCGCGCACACGGGCCTTGATGGCGGCGAGTTTGGTATCGGTGGTCATTCTGATGCTCCTTGGATGCTTGCGAGGCTGACTTTGATGGCGGTTTCTGGGAGAGGATGGTCTCTGATCGGATTGCTGAAGCTGAACTGGTAGTGCGCGTCCACCTCGATGGTCACGGCCCCGAGGGAGGTTTCCTTGCCTGTCGAGTAGCGGAGGATCAGCTCGGCCTCGACGGTCTTGTGCGTCTCGGCCATTACGCCACCATCCCGAACAGCCATGCGGCCAGGGTGCCGAACAGAGCCACGATGACTGAGTTGACCGTGAAGGCCCACGCGGGGGTATCGAACCGGGCATGCCCCACGGTGACACGGGCGAGCTGGGTTAGGGAGTAGAGCGCGATGAGGCCGGCGAAGATGCCGCCTGCGAGTGCGAGGTAGTTCATCATGGTGCTCCTACTTACTTGTTGGCTGGAATGTTGATGATCTGGTTGCCGCCGTCTGCAGGCACAACCACGAGGTTGCCTGCCTTGGCGAGTTCCTTCAGGGTGTCCAGGTAGCGCTGACGCAGGATGGGATCGGTGAGGGAGGCGGCGAGCTTGGTGTTGGCGTCGGCTTCGGCCTGTGCCTGGACCACCTTCTGCTGCGCGGAAATCTGGGCGGCTTCGAGTTCGGCCTGGGCCTTGACGATTTCGGTGCGGGCGTTCTGGGCATCGGCGTACCGCTGCTTCACGTCATCCGGGTAGCGGATTTCCTGCAGTGCCACGGACTCGACCTGCACACCCTGCTTCTCCCAGCGCTTGACCAGCTCGGTGGCGATGGTCTTCTCAATCTCGCCACGCTTGGTCAGAACCTCGATGGTGGAGTAGGCCGAGGGGGCGTTGCGGACCACGGATCGGATGTCCTGGTTGATGAGCCGGTCCCGAAAGACTTCCTGCTGGCCGAAGTCGCGGTAGACGTTCTCCACCTTGTCCGCGAGGATCGAGTAGCGGACCACGACATCGAAGTTGGCGCTCACGCCGTCCTTGTCCTGAATGGTGATCTGCGGACCATCGGCCTTGCGCCCGTTGTAGTCGCTGTTCCCGTCCCCGATGTAGACCGCCTGCTGGTTGCGGATGTCGTAGTCGATGGCGTCCACCCACGGGGCCTTGATGCCCGGGCCTTCCGTGATGTCGTGGCCCTCGATGGTGCCAGCCCAGCTTTTGAGGACCTTGGCCTCGCCGGCATCCTGACCGTAGACCATGGTGAAGGCCAGGAGGATTGTGGCGACGACTCCGAGGCCCGTGCTGATGAACCGCGCAATCCGGCGGGGTGGGGTCTCGTGCGAGCGGTCGGCCTCCTTGGCGAGGAAGAACGAGGCGGCGACGGCTCCGAGGGCCAGAAGGCCGACGATGAGGGCAATGATGAACATGCGGTGCTCCTTGGTTGCTGTGTGTAGGCCTGTATGGCTGTAAGAAAAGAATATCACAGATGTAACTACAGGCAAGGCGCATGCGCGGAAAATGCGCACGCGATTTTTTCAGAATCGGGAAACGGGGGAGGGGAACCCTGGTGGAAAAAAGTGGGTCGATCCCTATACCTCGAAGCAGCCCCCCCATCCGGTTACGCCCGGCTAACTGAATTTGATTCGGTCGGCGGCTGTTTTCGGGCCCGCGCCGGCCGGAGTCGAGTGTCCAGGCAGCACCACACCACACCCCATATTCATGGGGCCGCATGACTATACCCTGATTATCGTTACCAATCCGTGACCATACAGTGCCATGTGTCCCCTGCATCCCACACCGCATCCCCCATAGCTGCATGCCGGCATGCCTCCAGGCGTGTCCCTGAGCTGCCCTCCTGGCGTCCCGCAGCGGGGCAGTACAAAGACACTCGTTGCAGGGCGTACACACGCGTATGGAGGCGTACACACTCGAATGCAGGCGTATCCCTGTATGTCTGCCTGGACTCCAGGAAAAACATAGGAGGGATGTGTTCGATCCGGAGGGATGTGTTGCAAAACAGGCCGTTTCAAAGTTCCCTAGTCTTGTTTTCCGGGACGGTGCCTACCCCTGTATGTATGTACAGACTCAAATAAAAATATAGACATACATACATAGATATAAATTAGAGAATGAACCGCCAAACATGGCCCATATCGAACACATCCCAACATTTGATACACATCCGTCCTATGTTTTTCCCCCACGCTCCGAACAAATACAGGATTCCACCCTCTCAGCGTCCCCTTCCCCTGCCCTGCCCTTTGTACTGCCTCCCATGCCCTGCCTGCCCTGCCCTGCCTGCAGCCCGGTAGGGCGTCCCATAGCCCCATGCCTGCCCAGCCCTGTATGCGGCCCTGTCCTGGCCCTTGCTGTCAGGGCACACAAACGAGCCCCTTACCGTGTGAGGGTAAGGGGCTCTAGTGGGTCTACTGGGATGTGAGGGCTACCAATAGGCGACCTCCTCACCACAGCGTGAGCAGGTGAATAGGTCGCTGCTGTCCTCCAGTGTCCTGGCAGGGTAGACATGCTGGCAGGGTAGGGCCATGGCGCCGTCTCCAGTGCCGCAGTAGATGTCGCCGTCTTTGTGCGCCCATTCGGCGCCGTTGTGGGTAATGGTCTCGTGGCAGACAGTGCAAGTAGTCATGGTCTTAGCCCTTCCGGCCAGTGAGGATGAAACGAGTAACGGGTGAGAGTGTGCCGGCCCTGCCCAGCAGGATGAAACGGGCAACGGTGTTTGTGCTCATGGTCTAGGCCTCATCTTCC